TTCTAAAAGTTCCTTAAATGTCTTATTTTCTCTTATAATACCTGTTTGCTCTAATTTATTTTGTAATAAGTTTTTATCAGTTTTCTTAAAGAAAGATTTAAAACTATCATCTACTACTTTGTTTGTTATATCAGTAATTAAGTTTAATTTCTCAAATATTCTCTCTTTCTTATGTAAAAACAACCACGCAATAGCTATTTCGTAAGAGTAATAGTTCGTATCTTGCTTCTTCATCCATTCCTTATACCCTAAATTACTATCACGCAATAGCCATTGTATTCGTAATTCGTTTAATTGGTTGTCTAAATCTTCCCATATTCTTTGTATAGAGTATGCTAACATAAGCCAACTTGTAGAAACAAACATTATTCAACCTCGCTAAAATTGAAATTAAACTTATCTTTATTTTGTGCTTCTAATAATGCTTTTTTTTCTTTATCTTGTGTTTCCTTATCTTCATCAAAATAAACCTCTTGGATGTATCTATCAAGTGAAATCGCACCACTTAAATATGCATCCTTAAACTTTTCTATTCTTTCGCTTCTACTTGGTGTTGCATAATCACTAAACATAACTTGTATATTTGTTTCTTGTGGTATTGCGTTTTTGTTTGTGATTAAATCATCAACAGCCATTATGATTGTAAATAATCTAGGTAAAACATCTTGTAAATAATCTTGTATTTCTTTTAATGTTTGTAATGTTGCTTTTTCTTTTTCTCTTTGTGCTTCTGCATTATCTTTCTTTGATATATCATAACCTATTGTTGATGGAGATATAATACCGACACACGCTTGTTTGATTTTCTCTTGTATCTCATTTGATAATTTTGAGAAATCAATAGCATAGAATTTTGTATATATTCCCTTTGGATCATCAGCAAATGAATTACTACCTCTAAAATACACAACCTCTTTTCCATAAGTTGATGGTTTAATAGGTTGGTTTTTATCATCCTTTTCTAGTAAATTGCTATCTACATACTCTACAGGAACGGATGCCCTAACTGTGTTTGATTGAATAGATATTGCTAAATCTAGGTCATCAAATAATTCAATTTTGCCTTTGAATATACTATCTCCTCTTTTTGTTTCATCGTTCATTTTTCTTATACAGGGAACGGCTAACATAAAAGGTATGTTTGTATATTGTAAATTCTTTAAATCTTTTGTTTGAGGTATTGTATTTAATGCAACCTCATTCCAACCTTTATTTCCGTTTTTAACAAATAGTTTGAATTCTATTGTTGCAACTGTCTTTGTTATTTCTATTCCATTTTCATCTAGTTCTGTAATCTTTGTTGTGCTTCTTCTTTCGTAGCACTCATAAAGTTGTTTATCATATTCATAGTTTTTGTTAATGATAACAGCTTTTACTTTATCGCCTACATATTCAAAACTACAATTTCTACCATCTATGTATTCTATAATAGGGTAGTCATAATCTTTTGAAATATTAACAATATAAGCACCATCTCCTATAACTAAATCCATAGCTACTTGCTTCTTATATGTTGATTTAAAGTTATTTTCCTTTAAGATTTCATTTAATCTCTTTGTTGTTGCTTCATTAACTTGCTTATCTTTAATATCTTTTGCTTGATATATGCCTAGACAATTAACAAGTGTGTCAATGATTAAACGAGGTAAGCCACTATGAGTTCTTTTAATTCCACTTTCTTGATATGCACCACACCAAAAATAATCCTTATAATTAACTCTATATCTTTGAGCCATTATTTGTTGTAATCCTAAATCCATAACGCCTCTATTATAAAACCATCCTAGATAATCAGCATCGCCCTTAAACCAATAATAATTTTGGTATTGTTCGTATGCTAGTGGTATATAATTGGTATCTTGCACCCATTCAACCGCTTGTTTATCTCCTGCAACGCTTAATTTATCTTCGTTTATATCTTTATTGCGTTTCTTTAAAAAACTAAAAATACCCATTTTATCTATGCTCCTTTCATCATTCTTGTTAATTCTCTTATATGCGGTGTTAACGCATAACATAAGCTATCGTAATAGTCCATTTCTAATTGGTTTTCATCTAGTGGTAACCCATCTTTTTCGTTATATACAAGTTTCTTTAAACTATTTAAAGTGTTTTTACTTGCTTGTGAAAAATGAATTCTACGTTGATTAATTAACATCATTAATAATTCCAATCTTGCTTTACGCCCTTTTTCATCGCCAAATTTTAAACAGGGTTGTATCTTCCCATCTAATCTAAACATACGTTGTTTTGCTATTTCTCTACGCAATGTTTCAAGCATTAATTGTATTGCTCCATAACTATCCATCCATACGCCATTAAAACGGAAATTATCGTATGTGTCATACCATTGTCCTATCTTTTGTGTAAGTTCAGCAACTAATGAATTAACCTCGGTTGCTTTTGCTTCATAGCTTTCTATAACATAACAATCAGTAAAACCTCTTTCAATGGCTGTTAAAGTTAATATAGTTCCACGCTTTATATCATTGTTTCCTATATCTAGTCCTATATCGTATGTTATTATTCTTGACTTATCTAGTTCTTTTTCTAGTTCTTTATCTACTATGTATTGAGCGAATACTGTTCCCTCCGCTCTACCTCTTATACCTAATACTTTGACATTATAATAAAAAGAGCCAATAGGATATGTGGCTTTTATATTCTCTATCTTTTCTTCAGTCATAACAGGATTATCTCTAAAATTCCAATGTAGATAATACCAACCTTTCTTATTCTCTACCTCATCCATATCATTAAGAATAGTTTGTGGTATTTCATCTCTTAATAGTGGTTTACAATAATTAATGTAATCTTGATAAACCCAATGGCTTGGATCATCGCCATTTAAAGTCCATAAAGTCAATGGTCTTTCTGCACTTGCTTGTCTTGAAAAACATTCATCTATAAATTGTCTACTTGATATATTAACCTCATCAACTAGGATTACGCCTAATGTTTTACCTAAAATCTTGCTCCAACTTGGTGCTTTATCATAACCACATAACAATATTTTCTTTAATCTATGGCGTGTATCTTTAAATTGTAAATAATAACCACCTATTTTATCTTTCTTAAGTTTAAATAAATTAGGGTATCGTTTTAATATACCTAATCCATTACTATCTAGTATGTTATCGTTTATAGCATCGTTATCTTTACAAGCTATTAAGTGTAATCTATCAGTGGTATTATTTACCGCTAATATAAACGCTTCAATGATTGTAATTGTCTTACTACTACGGATTGTTCCCTCGTTCGCTAATAAACGACATTTTTTATCAGTAGCGATATGAATAGCACAACGACTTTTAAAACGTGTTAAATCAGGTCTATTCGCTTTCATCATCAAAACCTACTATCTTTTCCGTTTTGCTTTCTTCATTACTACTCTTTAATGCTTCTACATCTGCATCTTCATCACTACTTGTTTCTACATCATAAGCACCGAATAGTTTTAATAAATCGTTTGTTGCATCGTTCATATCTTTTGCTGTTGCGGAAAATTCAATCACTTTCCCTGTTTCAGTATCTATTCTTTTTTGTGTTGCTTTACCATTTGCTATCTTAATCTTAATGGCTATACATTGATTAATAATTGCTTGTTTGTCAAAAGTAATCTCACTAAATAATTTTTGAATACACGCATCAACATTAGCATTGTTTAGCAATCTCGAAGCATTAGCACTAGCAACCTCTTTTTTGCATTTATATATCTCTTGATATGCTTTTGTTCCATTAAGTTCTTTGACATATTCTAGACAAAATTGGAATTGTTTTGGTGTTAAATTGTAATCTTTTGCACTTACACACATAGCAACAACTCCTTTCTATAATTAATCTAGTTTTATTATTACTATGTTCTTGTAAATCTAGTTAACTTGAATTATTAACTATCTTACTAAGATTTAATAAAATATAATATATATAACTAATACTTAAAATTAAGTTTATATTTAAGATATAGAGATAGATAATATAATATCGTAAGAATTATTTATGAGAAATTTATAAATGAAAGTATTAAATCGAA